TCAGAGCGCCCTTAATCCCGCTAGGACCCGCCCCAAAACCGCGAAATCAACCGTATCATCTGGCCCTATCTCATAGGGCTCAAAATGCTTGTTATCGCTGGAGACCCTGATTACGCCGCCGGGCATTGACTGGAGGCGCTTGACGGCGATTGTGTCATCCAGCCGCACAATATAGATGCCATCGCCGGGCCGACCGGAGAGGTCAATCTTTTCAATCAGCACCAGCTCGCCGCTCCGGATTGTCGGCTCCATCGAATCTCCCTTTACCGGCAGGATCGTGACACTTTGCGGCGTGACATGGAAGGTGCTGCGCAGCCATGCTTCATTCAGATGCATCACATCCGCGACCCTTTCCCTTTCAACCAGCGATCCATTCCCGGCGCTTACCGAAAAATCCATCACCGGTATCGCGATGAAGCCTTGTTCTTCCTCGCCCCCAATACTCCCCGTAATCAGCCATGAAAATGATTTGTCTGCCGCACTTAGAAGTTTGCGCAGATCCTCAAAGTAGAGATTTTTAAGTCCCTCACTTTTGTATCTCTCGATAGACTTTTCCGACTTACCAATTAGTTCAGCAGCTTTTTTGTTGCCGCCGACGATGCTGATAAGCTCTTGAAATCTCTTGTCAATATACTTGCCGCCCGTCATCCCGTCCCCGAGATAGACAAATAATAGGGGTTATCCTTAATTTTGTCTTGATTAACCCTAATATTTGTCTATCATTCCTTTAGAAATCCAAAACACCAACCCAAAAAAAGAGAGGCGGCCAGGCCAATCTTTTTTGAGCAACCTACGAGGGGCATGTGACCAGCACAAAAACCCGTAAATGGAACCGGCATTTAATCCTCGCGGAAATCAAAAGCCGGTTTGGAACGCTCAATGAATTCGCGGATACCACGCCGTTGAAACCGTCGCATTTTTCCGTTGCACTGGCGCGTCCCTATCCCAAAGCCGAGGCACTGATTGCCCATGGTTTGGGTATCGATGCAAAAGAGCTTTGGCCGGACAGATACCGCCATAGCGAGAATCCATCCGACACGCACAAACCTACCCCACAAAATTCGGGTAGTCACCGTCAAAAAGGAGCTGCGGCATGAACAGTCAAAATGACCGCGCTCCATCATTCATCAACGGCCTCCCGGGCGACGGACCTGCCACCGTTCTCGCCTGGCTGCCGGGGGTGGGGCGGATACCTCCCACCGTTTCCCACCCCCTATCCACTTTCCAAACGCAGGTTTGATCATGAGTTTTGTCGAGTTGCAGGTTAGTAAAATTTTGGCTGCAGATCGCCTGCGGCAAGCCGATCCGGATTATATCGCACTGCTCGCCCAGTCCATGAGCGAGCGTGGTTTGATGAGCCCGATTATCGTGGGCGAAGTGTCTCACAAAGCATCCAGCAGAGGGATGTATCCATTGCTCGCCGGGATGCACCGGCTGGAGGCCGCAAAGTCCCTCGGGTGGGAGACGATCCCCGCCTTGATCTCTCCGGAGGCGGACTTTCTGCAGCGCCGCTTGATCGAGATCGACGAGAATCTGTTCCGGCGCGAACTCTCTGCTTTGGATCGCGCCGTCTTCCTACAGCAGCGTCAGGAAATCTATGAAGTTCTTTTTCCCGAAACCCGCGCCGGTGTGGCCGGAGGCCTTGGTTTTCGCGGCTTAACAAACGAAAAAATTTCGTTTGCTCAAAATACGGCTGAAAGAATAGGGCTCACACCCCGTTCAATTCAGATGTATGTCCGCCGGGCCAAGCGGATCAGTCCCGATGTCCGCGAGAAAATCGCCACAAGCTGGATCGCCGACAGCGGCAAGGAGCTGGATGCCCTCGCCAAGCTGGAACCGTCCGAGCAAATGGCAGTCGTTACGGCGATGCTGGGAGAAGAAAATCCGCCCAAATCCGTCAAGGCCGCCCTGCAGATCATTCGCGGGGAGGAGCCGGAAACCCTCTCCCCTGAAGAACAGCAAATGGCAAACCTGCAAAAGGCATGGGTGAAGGCCAGCGGCAAGGTGCAGCGGCAATTTATTGCCATGCTGCGCGAGCTGGAGGTCATCTGATGGCGGTCGTTCGGGGGGATAAGGCAACGGGTGATTTGTTGAGCTGGGAGCCACCACAGCCGCGCCAGTCCTTTACGGAAGATCAGGTCCGCGCCGTCTCCCTCTCCGCCCGCTTCGCCAAGGCGATTGCGCTGGCGCTGAAAGAATGCCCACTCGACCGGGCGGAAATTGCCGCCCGGATGTCAGACTACCTCGGCGTTAACATTTCAGAGGCAATGCTAAATGCCTACGCGAGCGAGGCGCGGACGGATCACAATATCAGCCTGCACCGCTTTGCCGCCCTCGTCCATGCAACGGGCGACTGGCGGCTGCTTTCCACTCTCGTTGACCTGTTCCCTGTCGCGGTGGTTGATCGCAAATATCTCGATGTGATCCACCTCGCCCAGATTTCCGAGAAGAAACGGGAGCTGGAGGCCGCCGAAAACCAGTTGCGTCGCGCCGCGAAGTCGGAGGGGCTAATATGATTGCCGCCTGGTACACCGCCGCGGAAATCGCTGACCTGAACATTCCCGGCTTGCCGACAACCCGGCAGGGCGTTATGCGACTTGTCGAGGTTGAGCAGTGGCAAGCGGAACGGACGCGTTGCCGTCCTCGCGCGGGTCAAGGGGGAGGTGTCGAATACCACATCAGCCTCCTTCCTGCCGCAGCGCAATCGCTCCTCGCCCTCCGTTCTCTTAAAGCCGGCATGTCGCCCGTGCCACTGCCTGAAGCCCCGCCAGTAACGACGGAACTGCCTCGGCGCGCCTGCGTGAAGCGGGATGCAAAAATGGCGGTGCTGGCGCTCTATGATGCCTATGCGGCGGAGAGCCGGGACACTGTCGAGATGACCCGCTACGCCTTCACTATACTTTACAATGATCGCAACATCCCGGCCGTGCAAAAGTGGGTTTATGAGGCCATTAAGCGGGTCTCAATCAGCAGTTTAAAAAACTGGCTACGCCTGCGCGATGCGGGAAAGATCAGCGCGCTCGGCGGGCAGTACGGCAACCGTCGCGGGACGAGCTTGTTCGACACCGCTTTCGACGGCGCGGTCGCGAAATTTATTGCCGCCCATATCATCCATCAGCCGCACCTGACGGCCGCGCATATCCGCGACTTGCTTCGGGACGAGTTCGGCGAGATGTGGTCCGTTGGCGACGACCTGCGGTCCATCCCGAACATCCGTTCTTTGCAGCGGTGGATGGGGCAGTGGAAAAAGGAAAATGCCGAGATATTGATGAAGATCACAGATCCGGATCGCTGGAAGAACAAATATCTCGCCGCACCTGGCACGGCAAACGCTTGGGTCAATGCGCCAAACCAGCTCTGGGAGATCGACGCTTCCCCGGCCGATGCCCTTTGCCTGGATGGTCGGCAGAACATTTACTGCGTGATCGACGTCTATACGCGGCGGATGAAGGTGCTGGTCAGCCGCACACCAGCGACCGTTTCGTCTCTCCTCCTGATCCGCCAGGCGATCATGGACTGGGGCGTCCCTGAAATCATCCGGACAGACAATGGATCTGATTTTACCAGCCATGCCTTCGTGCGCGCATTGACGTCGCTTGGCATCCGTCAGGATGTTGCCGCGCCCTTCACGCCAGAGCACAAGGGCACCGTCGAGCGCGCCATCGGAACGCTGCAGCGCGGCTGCATGCCGCTCCTGCCCGGCTTTATCGGCCATAACGTGACTGACCGAAAAGCCATTGAAGCGCGACGGGCTTTCGCGCAGCGGCTCGGAGAAAAGGACGCCAAGGCGTTTACAATCGAGCTGACCGCCGATCAGCTGCAGGACCGGATTAATCAGTGGGTTGAGAATAAATATCATCACAACCCTCACAAAGGCCTGTCCGGCGACACGCCCTGGGCCAAATACAACGCCTGGCATGGATCGGTTAAGCGCATCGAGAATGAGGATATCTTGCACATCCTGCTCGCCGAGGTGCCCGGCGTGAGCGGGATCCGCACAGTCGGCAAAAAAGGCGTCTCGGTCGAAAATAACTTCTACTGGTCGAACCTGCTGCAGGTTGGTCAGAAGGTACATGTTCGCTTCGACCCGACCGATCTGGGCCGCATCTACTGCTTCACGGAAGATCAATCGGAATTCATTTGCGCCGCGACTAATGCGGAACTGATGGGCATCGACCCGATAGCAGCCGCCGCCACCGCCAAGGCGGCACAGAAAGATTTCATCCGGCGCGGTACGGCGGAGCTGCGCAAAGAGGCTAGTAAAATTAAGCCCGCCTCCGTCGCCGATGCGGTCCTGCGACAAGCAGAGCGTGACGCTGAGGCTGCGATGGAAGGCGCAAAGCTCCTCGCGTTTCCAAAGGCACCGGCCGTCCACAATACGGCCTTCACGGAGGCAGCTGCCGACGCGCTGTTTAGCCGGACACCGGATCTGCCAAGCGGTCCTGCCAACGAGGCCGAACGGTATGAGGAGGCCCTGATCCGGCAAGAGAAACTGGCCCGCAACCGCGCCTCAATCAGCGTCGTGGACGAGGCTAACAGCAGGTACGTCAAAGCCAAGAATTTGCAAAAACGCATTGCGGCCGGCGCCGATGTCGATGCCGCCGACGAGAGCTGGCTCTTGCGGTACATCGACAGCGCCGAATACCGCACGCGCCGCAAGATGGAAGAGGATTTTGGAGAAAACTTCTTTCAGGGATGAGTGGCCCGGAGGCACCCGGACCACTCAATAAGTAACCGAATTAGTTCGATTAAACAGAGGTTTCATTATGACAGAAATACCAACGATTGCACCCCTAAAAAATGTCATGCTTTTTTCCGAGATGGTAGAGCGGACAATGGCGCGTCCGGCGCACCTGCCGGGCATGGCAACCTTTCATGGGCCGAGCGGCTTTGGAAAGACCTTCGCCGCAACATACGCCGCCCATATCCACCGCGCTTATTACCTTGAAGTCGGGGCATTCTGGACTGTCAAAAGCTTCTGCGATGCCCTGCTGGAAGAGACAGGACCATTGGTCCGGGGGACCATTTCCGAGAAAATGAAGATCATTATCGAGCGTCTGCACGGCTCGCGCCGCCCTCTCATCATCGATGAATTCGACCACATGGTCACGGACAAGAAGATTGACCTTGTCCGCGAAATTCATGACGCCACCAACATCGCGATCATTCTGATAGGCGAGGAAATGTTACCGCAAAAACTCGGCCGCTGGGAGCGGGTGCACAATCGGATATCTCAATGGGTAGGGGCCGAGCCCGCAACGATCTCTGACGCAGCTCACCTCGCCAGGCATTACTGCAGGGAGATTGAAATATCGGAAGATGTGATCAAGGCAATTGCCGTTGCCTCGGAATTCCGCCCGCGCCGCATCTGCGTCAATCTAGAGCAGATCCGGCAAGCGGCCATCGCCAAAGGCTTGACGGCGATAGGCATGAGCGACCTTGACTTTAAGTGGTACACAGGGACGGCCCCGAAAGGCCGCGCCTTTGACGCGGCTCTAAAGCGGGGGCGCGGCTGATGTCTATGAAACCCGTTCATAAGCGCGGGAAAAGAAATCGCGATGAAATGTGGCGCGTTATGCTGGAACTCGGCACCTTTACCAGAAAGGATATCAGCCACCTCTCAGCTATCAATGTTGGCACCGTCGGTGATTATTTGATCGGCCTTGAAAAGGCCGGATATGTCTACGTCGAGCGGAAGCGCATCCAGAAGAACGTGACACATAACACTTACACGGTCATCCGCCGAGAGCCGGAAACGCCGCGTATCCGCAAGGATGGATCCCTCGTCACACAAGGTCTCGGCAATGAACAGATGTGGCGGGCGATCCGGATGCTCAAAATGTTTACATATGAAGATCTTGCGCTGCATGCGAGCACGGAAGAAATCCAAGTAAAGCCCGGCTCCGCCAGAAAATATATCTCTCACCTTTATCGTGCGGGATACATCACCTTGATTGAACCCTCATCTCCCGGCGGCAAACTCGCTGTCTATTCTGGTAATCCCGCGCGATGCAAAGGTCACCTTCCTCCCAAAATCCAGCGGGGCAGGCAGATCTTTGATCCCAATCTGAACAAGGTCGTCTGGACGAAGGAGGATGACAATGGCTGATGTCAGAACATCACATGACCGCATGAGTGCCGCCTGGGGGGACAGTGCCCCGGACTGGGTCCTCGCTATGGCTAAGCGCTGCGATGAGCTTAAAAGCCAGCGCAAGGTAGCGGATATGATCGGCTATTCGACGACGGCGGTCAGCATGGTTCTCGCAAAAAATTACGCGGGCGACATTGCAGCAATTGAAGAAGCCGTGCGCGGCGCATTGATGAAAAAAACAGTGCAATGCCCGGTGCTCGGCGACCTGCCCTCGAACGAATGTTTAGCTCATCAAAAGCGCCCGTTTTCGACTGCCAACAGGCTGCGTATCCGCCTCTATGAAGCCTGCCGTTCCGGCTGCCCTCACTCCCGTCTCATTCAGAAGGAGACCAATGATGCTGTCTAGAAACATGCAAAACACCGCCAAGTATATCCGCTGCCTTCATCACGCGGCGAAGAGCGGCCAAGAGATCATCTTTTCACCCGTCGCCCTGCGCCAACTCTCTGAAATTCTCGAGCAGGCGGCCCGCGATGCCGCCGCGCTTGAGCGGAATATTGTACACCAGCCCATGCTGGTCGCGGGTGCAGACACAACCAACGTCATCCATTTTCCCGAACGAGGAGACATCTCATGCTGAATAAATTCTTTGCTCGACCGGCCCTCGTCTCGGTGACGTTTATGCTCATCGGCTTTCTGCATCGCGAGCTCGGCGCGCTCTTTTTCGACATCCTCAACGGCATGTTCTTCAGCCTGTCGGTTCTCGCCGTGCTGATGGGAGGTGGCGCATGACATCCCAGGACGTCATTCGCCTGGTCGCCGCGCGCTTCGGGGTCAGCCGCGCGGAAATCCTTGGTTTCAATCGATCCAGAAACCTCGTCCGAGCCCGCTTCACCGCCATCTGGATACTGCGCCGCGCCTTCAGGAAAAGTTCTCTCCAGGTCGCCCGCACCTTCAGCCGGCGCGATCATTCGTCAATCTTAAATGCAGAGCGGCGCGCCGAGCTGTTCTTTTTCGGCGACCTCGAGCTTCGGGCAATCCGAGATGAATTGATGCATGTAATTAAAGAACGGCTCCAGAACGAGGAGCGAACTCGCGTCATCGCCAAAGTCAAATACACGATCCCCTCAAATATTGCGAAGGAGTATCTCCATGACAGATCAAAACATTCCTGACGGCTTCTTGATGGACCCGCAAGGTCGCCTCTGCCGGATTGAAAACATCCGCCCGCAGGACCTGCTCGTCGATCAGACCGTCACCAAGATCCGGGATTACGCGCTGGATCTGTCCGCGCAGATCACGCGCTTCAAGCAGCATACTTATGAGGATGTTGCAACGACACTCGACATCCTGCGAGAGAAGTACGGATCGAACCGGGGCGGCGCGAAGGGCAACATTACGCTGGTCAGCTTCGACGGCCTCTCAAAGGTAGAGGTCCAAGTACAGCAACATATCGACTTTGGGCCGGAGCTGCGTATCGCCAAGGAGCTGGTCGATGAATGCATTCTGGATTGGTCGTCAGAGAGCAAGGCGCATGTGCAGAGTCTGCTCAATCACGCTTTCTCGGTCGATAAAGGCCGCGTTAATCGCGAGGCGCTGTTTAGTTTGAAACGCGTCGAAATTGATGACGAGCGCTGGCGCCAGGCAGTGCGCGCGATCAATGACAGCATCCGCGTCACCGGCAGCAAAAGCTATGTGCGGTTCTACCAGCGGGAGACGGCAGAAAGCCCATGGGAGGCTATTTCCATCAACATCGCCAACGCGTGATCGTCGATGGATCAGGCCGACATGCTTATCGCGATCACGGCACTGGAGATTGCCGATGAGCATGTCCGCTGGGCGCTGGGTCAAGGATGCTGTCTGGAAGAAATCCTGATATCCGTTGACCCTTATTTCATGCCGGTGCACCTCAATGCCAGCATCGTCCGATCTGTGATCGCATCGCGCTGGTTGGATCTTCAAAAGGAGGTTGAGAATGAACGCGATATTGTCATCATCTGAAATCAAGACTGATCTTACATCGGCTGCCCTCCGCGCGCTTTGGCACTCGGGCGGTGAATGCTCCCCTCACGACCTGATCGCCGCCGGTCATTGCGAGAGCACTGTCGCAAAATATGGAAGTGAAGCCATCGCCGCGGCCTTCGATCTCTATCGGAAGGCGAGGGCAAGCTGATGGCCCGCCGCGATCAGATGACGCTGGCCTGCCTGGAGCTCTCCATGCGGGCGAGCGCCTACGGGCGGGCGCGCGGCAGTGAAAACCGCGACCGACTGGTGACCGCTATGCTGGACGTGCATTTCAAGTTGCCGCTCGATGCCGATCATTCCGCTCTCAACATTGCGGACGCACAGCGGATTGTCCGTTCCGCGCTCCGGCTGGGGCGCTCCTATGGTATGGCCGGCCCTGACTTCCGGGTGATCTTCAACGAGGTGGTGGAAGAGGCTCCGCGTGGCCGCCACAAAGTGCTGGCCGAGCTATGCAGCGCGCTGAAAGGAAAGGTGCTGTCATGAGCCGGAACGCACTGATCGCCCTTGTTCACATCGGCAAAAAGGAACTGGGTCTCGATGACGCCACCTATCGCGATATGCTTCGCGGCATCACCGGCAAGGAGAGCGCCTCAAAGATGAGCGCGGCGGAGCTGAACCAGATTGCCGATGAGATGAAGCGGCAAGGCTTTAAAGCGAAGCATCGCCGCGCCGGCAAACGCAAGATGGCGACCCATCCGGAGGCGCGCAAGATGCGGGCGCTCTGGATGGCGCTCTACGATCTCGGCATTGTCGCGGATCCGCGCGAGAGTGCGCTGGCGAACCATGCCCGGAAGGTGACCGGCGGGAGAAGTCGCGGCGTTGAGGATATTCACTGGATCAAAGGCCAGAACGCCTACAAGGTTATCGAAAGCCTGAAAGCCTGGGCGGCGCGGGAGGGCGATGTCGACTGGTCATCAGTCTCCGAGTTGCGCGGCCGTGACGTTGTTATCATCCAGCGGCCGCAGCAGCGTGTGATTGAAGCGCAATGGGAAATTTATGCACGGCTAAAAGACAACTTGCCTGCCCTGCCGGCAATCGCCGCCGGCGTCTCCACGAAGGCATGGCCGGATGAATTTGACGAGCACGATTTCCTTCGCTTGCAAACCGCGCTCGGCGCGAGCATCCGCGCGGCCAAAGCCAATCACAAAGAGGCCGCCAATGGATGATATGCCCCGCATTGGTCGATCTATGGTCTTTTCGCCGGCCTGCCGCCTGCTCGAGTTTTATCCCGATCTCGCGGCGCATGATCGGCACATGACCGAGGCCGGCTTCGCGCTTGCCCCTCGCGCGCGGTTGTGGCGACGTTCTGCATGTCAGCTCGCCCTGCGGCTGGTCTGGCGTAACCGCCAGACGGGGGCCTCCGTTGTTCTGTTTGCCGTTCACGCTGTCAATTGAGGAGGGAACCATGATCCCCGAAAGTCTCCGACAAATCGCTGCAGTGATCGGGACCGGCCCCGCAATTATCCTTTGCGCCGAGTTCGGCGGCACCGAGGAATACATCCCTAAAAAAATTACGGATGATCACAAGATCGCGCAGCTGATCGGCCTGCCCGCCGCGCTCAAACTCGCAAAGGAGTTCGGCGGCGAGCGGCTCGACATCCCGCGCGCGGTTGCCGTTCATCGCGGGAAGCGTGATTTCAAGATCCGGGCGGCCGTCGCGGCAGGCGCATCGAAGCGAAAACTTGCCCGTGAGTTCGAGCTGACCGAGCGGCGGATCCGCCAGATCACGAATAGTGGCGATGAGGATCCAAATCAGGGCAACCTGTTCTAGCGTCGCCGGCAAAAATCAGATACGGTATTGCGTTATCCCCTCGCCTGCCCGGAAGCTCTTCCGGGCATTTTTTTTGTCCGCAACCCCCTAGCGTAAAAGCCTCTTTAACAGGCCTTTTACGGGGGCTTTTTGATGGATAAGCGTGCGCGGGCTATCGCCTATGTGCGGGCGAACGAGGGCGGATTTTCCGACCATCCGGACGATCCGGGCGGGGCCACCAATCATGGCATCAGTCTGCGTCACGCCCGCGCCGTCGGTGATATTGACGGCGACGGTTTTGCCGAATTTGATCTGGATCGCGACGGGCGGGTGACGGCGGAGGATATCCGCGCGATGCCGATGAGCACGGCTATCGGATATTACGAACTGCTCTACGACAAGTGGCGGATCGGCGAAATCGAAGAGCCCGCTATCGCCATCAAGATTTTCGATCTCTGCTTTCCGATGGGCTTCGGCGGCGCGAGCCGCGTTGTTCAGCGGGCGTTGCGCGCCTGCGGTAATCCGGTGCTCGAGGATGGCGTGATGGGTAGCAAGACAATTGCAGCCATCAACGGTATGGGGCAACCGGCCTATCTGATGATCGCCCTCAACTGTGAAGCGGCCGGCTATTTCCGCTGCCTCAAGTCCAAGAGCTTTGAGGCCGGCTGGCTTACCCGCGCCTACAGGCTTCCCTTCCAGGAGAAAATATATGATTAAATTTGCCGCCCTTCTGGCCGCGCTAATGCTGTCGGCCTGCGCCGGTGTAACCGCCAACAATCCACAAGGTTTCGCCGGGATCAATAAGGCCGAAATCAGCTTTAATCCGGATGGCAGTCCGGCTCATGCGCTGATCCTCGGCGGCAAGGAACAGGAAGAGATCCTGCTCACCGTGGAAACCCCCGCTGGCCTCAAGGTCGATTATGCAGCAACCGGCATCAAATCCTTTGACGGGCAGATGATCCGCGCCGCCGTCGAGCAGGCGGTCAGTGCCGATGTCAGGGAAGCGATCCCCGGCATCGTCGATGGCCTGACCAGCGCCCTCACACGGGTGCTGCTGCTGCGATGATACCGCCCGCTCTTAAAAATGGTTTTGGCCAGTTTGATCTGACCATCGCGCATTTTATGGCAGTGCTCTCGCGGCTCGCCTATGCCGAGCACGATGCCATCGTCAAATGGATTGCGGCCAATCAGTACGACTGCCGATATCTGATGATATCCGTGCAAAATCATCAGGCGGTAATCTTCTTTTTTGACCGGCTGACAGTGGTGGCTTTCCGTGGGACCGAGTTCGATTATGAGGACATTCTGACAGATTTAAAAATCACCAGGGACCGGCTGGAACGGTGCAGTCTCGGCAGCGTGCATAGCGGGTTTAACGCCGGCGCGATTGCTCTGGCGGATCCGATCCGCAATGCCCTGGAGAAGTATCGTCATCGGGGGCCGCTTTATTTCACCGGGCACAGCCTTGGCGGCGCGCTGGCCCAACTGGTGCAATGGCGACTGTCGCATGAGGATGACATTGCAACCTACAGCTTCGGCTCGCCGCGCGTCGGCGACGGTTTGTATGCGCTGAACTACGGCAGTCGATATCAGCATTTTCGCATCGTCAATGCCTCCGACATTGTCCCGAATGTGCCGCCCTCGACGCTGGGGTATGAACACGGAGGGTCGTGGTATTACATCACGTCGGGCGGCGAGATGATTACCTGGCCCAATTTTTTTCGTCAGCTGGCCGACCAATGGTGGGATGTCGCCAAGGGGCTCGCCGATGGGCTGACCGGCGGCATTCCCGTCCGTCGTTTTACCCGCCACCGGATCAACGAGTATGTCGACCGGCTCGCGGCGCTGGCGGTGGCAAATGGCTGACGCGGTCGATCACGCGCAAGAGCTCTCGGAGCTGCAGCTGCGCCTCGCGATTACCGGCCGCCGCCGGCAGATCAGCGCTGAGGCGCGCGACGTTTGCGATTGCGGTCGCGATATTCCGGCCGCCCGCCGCGCGGCGGTGCCGAATGTGCAGCGCTGTGTGTTTTGTCAGGAAAAGATCGAGAGGGACTTCGCGTGAAATTACCGGAGATGAATTTGACCGAGTTATTGCTGCTGATCAACACGCTCTGGATGCTCGTGATGTCGGCCATCGGCTGGAGCGTGTCCCGGTCCAAAGCGAACCGCGCGCACATTGAGGATCTTCGCGCAAGCCACGGCAAACGGCTCGATACCCATGCGGATCGGATCACAAGACTGGAGGCCAAGCAAAGTGATATTCCATCAAAAGACGACGTCACAAAGCTGGCGCTAGAAATCAAGCAGCTCGAGGGATCATTGCAGCGCTTCGGGGCCGAACTCAAGGGCATGGAAAATATCAGCAAGATCCTGAAAAAGCAGATCGACATGATGGACGGTTTTTTGAGGACGACGAAATGACCGATTACAATGAGTTTCTCCGCCGCCATCGCCGTCTGACGATCCTGCGCATTCTCGACGAGGCTCCGGGCTATAGCGCGAATGAAAGCCTGCTACATCAGGTGGTGGTGAGCTTCGGCGACAAGGCATCGCGCGATCAGATCCGCACGGAAATTGTCTGGCTGGAGGAACAGGGGTTGCTCCGGACCAAGCGTATCGCCGATCTCTATGTCGCCGAGATCGTCAAGCGCGGAAGCGAAGTCGCAAAGGGATTGGCGGTGGTGCCAGGCGTCCAGCAACCCTCGCCGGAGGATTGACCATGGGCCGCAAATCGAGCGTGACAGCGTTGCCGCCGGCGATCCTGAAACAGGTCCAGTTGCTCATCCAGCAAGGCCGGACAATTGACGATATCACTGCACATTTGAACGAGCTGGATCAGGATGTTTCCCGCTCGGCCGTCGGCCGATATGCCAGGGATTTTTCCGCGTCGCTCAAAAAATATCAGGACGCTCAGCAGGTCGCCGGGCTATGGCTGAAGCAACTCGCCGCCGATCCTTCGAGCGACGTCGGCATGCTGCTCGGCGAGATGCTGAAAACCCTCGCCTTCCAGACGCTGGCCGACATGGGCGAGGGTGACAGCGCCGATCCCAAAGATATTATGTTCCTGGCAAAATCCATCAAGGATATTGAAGGCGCGAACAAGCTCTCTATCGAACGCGAGCAGCGCATCCGCGAGCGGGTCGCCAAGGAGGTGGCAAGCGCCGCCGCAGACGCGGTTGACGCAGCCGCCCGCGAAGCCGGGCTCTCCGCCGCCACGGCTGCCGCCATCCGGAGCAGTATTCTCGGGCTCAGAAAATGACGATCAGCGCGGAAGAGTGGACAGAGCTCCGCCGGCAAAGCACGCATCGGCTTCCGGATGCGCTCACGGCCATGCCGGTCGAAGACGTCCTGCTGCGCTATCAACGGGAGTTGCTGGAGACGACCAGTTTCTCGCCGGTTGTCATCGTCGAAAAGTCCCGGCGTATCGGCGCGACATGGGGCATTGCCGCCGAGGCGGTGCTGACGGCCGCGAGTGGTCGTACAGCAAAGGGGATGGACGTCTTTTATCTCGGCTACAACATGGAGATGACGCGTGAGTTCATTGACACCTGCGCGATGTGGGCACGCGAATATCTGACTGCCGCGCTTGAGGTCGAGGAATTTCTTTTCAAGGATCAAGGCGAGAGAGAAAAAGACAGCAAAGACATCCTCGCCTTCCGGATCAAATTCGCATCCGGCTTTGAGATCGTCGCGCTTACCTCCCGGCCGCGTTCACTGCGAGGCCGACAGGGCTGGGTCATCATCGACGAGGCCGCTTTCCACGACGAGCTCGAGGAGCTCCTGAAGGCGGCCCTCGCGCTGCTGATGTGGGGCGGCCGGGTGATGATTATCTCGACGCATGATGGCGTGGAGAACCCCTTCAACAAGCTGATCGAAGAAGTCAAGGCCGGGCGCAAACCCTATGAGCATCTTAAAATCACCTTTGATGATGCGTTAAAAGACGGCTTATACGAGCGGATATGCCTGGTTTCCGGAAGGGAATGGACGCCCGAGGGCGAAGCCAAGTGGCGCGACGATATCCGCGCCTTCTATGGCGACGCTGCGGCGGAGGAGCTGGACTGCATCCCGACCCGCTCGGGCGGTGTCTGGCTGCCGCGCGCACTCCTCGAAAACTGCGCCGAGCCGGATGTGCCGGTGGTCAGCTATCGCGCCGCGGACGGCTTTGTTGATCTGCCGGAACCGATCCGCCGCGCCGAAATCAACGACTGGTGCGAGCAGACGCTCCTGCCGCTGCTTGCCGGCGTGCCGCCCCACCTCGCCTCGTTCCTCGGTCTCGATTTTGCCCGCGTGAAAGACAAGACGGTGCTCTGGCCGCTGCAAATTGACACCGGCCTAGTTCGCCGGACGCCGTTCCTTGTCGAGCTCACCAATGTTCCGTTCGAGCAGCAATGGCAAATCTTTAAATATGTCGTCGACCGCCTGCCGCGTTTTTCCGGCGGCAAGCTGGACGCAACCGGCAACGGCGCGTTCCTCGCCGAGCGTGCCCGACAGGAGTATGGCGTGCAGCTGATCGAAGAGGTGAAGCTCTCAGTCAAATGGTATGAGGAAAACACTGCCCCGTTTAAAGCCGCGTTTGAAGATCAGACGATCAGCATCCCGGCCCATGAAGATGTGATCACGGACTTGCGGGGTTTCCGGCGGATCGACGGCGTGCCCCGCATGCCGAAGGATTACCGCCAGCGCGGGACGGACGGGACCGAGCGGCACGGCGATAGCGGCATTGCCGCCCTGCTTGCCTATGCAGCGAGCCTGCAGGACGCGCCGGAATATGACGTCATGCCGGTCGGCCGTGCCGCCCGGCGGACGGTCGACGAGATGAGCGACGATGATTTTTCGCCAGGCGTTGGCACAAAATTTAAAGTTTCAAAAGGAGGTTGGTGATGGCGGTGATCCTTAATTCTGACGGCACGCCAATGCGTAAAGAGGTCCTTCTCGAAGAGGTCGCCGCGCCGACAATGACCGGTGTGCGCTCGGTTCTCGCAGGCCATCCGGCGCAAGGACTGACGCCGCCGCGGCTTGCCAGCCTGCTCCGCGCGGCCGAGCAAGGGGATCCGCTATCCTACTTTGAGCTCGCGGAAGAGCTCGAGGAAAAAGACCTGCATTATCTCGGCGTCATCGGGACGCGGAAGCGCTCGGTTTCGGGGCTGGAGCTGGTCGTCGAAGCTGCCGATAACTCTAAGGCGGCACAGCTGCATGCCGACTTCGTCCGCGATGTTCTTAACCGCGATACGATCCAGGAGGAGCTGTTCGATGTTCTGGATGCGACCGGCAAGGGCGTCAGCTTCGTCGAGATTATGTGGGAAAAATCCGCGAAGCAATGGACGCCCGGACGGCTTGAATGGCGCGATCCGCGTTGGTTTACCTTCGCCGTGACCGACGGGCGCACGCCGCTCCTCCGCGACGGCGCAAGCGGAATGCCGCTGCCGGATTTCAAGTTTATTTTCCATGAGGTCAAGGCAAAGAGCGGCATCCCGATCCGCGGTGGTCTCGCCCGCGCGATCAGCTGGTACTACATGTTTAAAAACTTCGCGGTGAAAGACTGGGTCGTCTTTGCGGAAGTCTATGGTCAGCCGATCCGCATCGGCAAATATCACAAGATGGCAACCGAAGAAGATAAGGCGGTCCTCCGGCGGGCCGTGGGGATGATTGGCACAGACGCCGCCGCCATTATCCCCGACAGCATGATGATCGAATTTGTCCAGGCGGCGAGCAGCGGTGGGTCAAGCGGAAGCGGCAACGGCGGACTCTATTCATCGCTCGCCAACTGGATTGATCAGCAAGTATCAAAAGCAATCCTTGGCCAGACGACGACGACCGATGCAATCTCGGGCGGTCATGCCGTTTCCAAGGAACATCAGGAAGTGCGTCTCGACATCCAGCAATCGGATGCACGCCAGCTCGCCGCGACCCTAAATCGCCAGCTGGTTCGCCCGCTGATCGATCTAAATTTCGGACCGCAGGATGTGTATCCGAAGCTCTCGCTGCCGATCCCGGAAAGCCTCGACATGCAAGCCTTTGCCTCCGCCGTGAAGACGGCGGCGGATGCTCAGCTCAAAATCCCGGCCAAATGGGTGCGCGATAAGATGGGCATCCCCGAACCGGAAGAGGATGAAGAGGTTATCGGCAATGCACCGCTCATGCCTGCCTTCCCACAACCCGACACCGAGAATGCGCGCGCCAGGCACTCCGGCACCTTCGCGCTCGCCGGGGCGGCAAGCCGACCAATACGCGATATTGATCAGCTGACGGAGGCGGCCATTGTTGCCGCTGACAGTGCGGCCACAAAAATGATAGACCAGGTCCGGGAAATCATGGAGAGCTCCAGCGACCTCGCCGATTTTGCGAGCCGCCTGCTCGACGCCTATCCGGATATGGATGTCCGGGAGATGGGCGACGTGATTGGCGAGGCGTTGGCGGTTGCTGATCTGGCGGGCCGGGCGGCATTACTCGATGGCTGACGGTCCCCGCTTAGAGCCCGTCCATTTTGAGGAGGCAATTGATTTCTTCCAGGGCAAACTCCGGATGCCGACGGCGACCTGGACGGACATCTGGCGGGAGCAACACGCCCGCGCTTTTGTTGTTGCCGGGGCCATGAAGGATGATCTGCTCAAGGATTTCCAGTCGGCAATCGATAAGGCAATCAGCCAGGGCACCACGCTGGAAGAATTTCGCAAGGATTTTGATCGCATCGTCGCGACCCACGGCTGGCAATATAACGGCGGGCGGAACTGGCGGAGCCGGGTGATTTTTGAGACCAACCTGCAGATGGCATATTCCGCCGGCAAGTGGCAACAGATCCAGCAGGTCAAGAATGCGCGCCCCTACCTCCGCTATACCGCGCTGCAGGGCGGCGACCGGCGACCGGAGCATCAGGCCTGGCACGGCACGATCCTGCCCGTAGACGATCCCTGGTGGCAGACGCATATGCCGATCAATGGCTGGGGCTGCAAGTGCTCCGTGCAGAGCCTCTCGGATCGTGACCTGCGCCGATACAAGCTGAAGGTTTCAGACAAAGCCCCGCCGATGGAGATGGAGGAGCGGACAATCAACACGCCCTCCGGCCCGGTCACCCGGCAGGTGCCGAAGGGGATCGATCCTGGCTTTGATTACAATGTCGGGGAGGCTGGCTGGGGGAGAAAGTATCCAAAGGAAGTCCGTCAGGAATTCCTCGATAGCGGGATAAGGGAATGGGAACCGCTTTATAAAAAGGACTGGCAGGAGCTCGGTCGGCCCGCCGACGTTCCCGTCGACAATCCAAGGGCAAGGTTGGGAGAGCGATTAAAAACAGACGATGAAATGAAAAAGGCCCTTCGTACGATCTTCGGAGCGGACAAAAAAGTTATGGACATGGTCGTCCCCCTCCCTGACGGCTCAGCCTTCCAATTGAACTTTGATAATCTGGCAGGTCACCTCAAATTAGAGAGAAGTAGTTATTTGCCCTTCCTTCCCGAACTGTTGTCAGATCCGTTCGAAATCTGGCTGGCTTTTGAAAAAAGCAGATTTAATGGACAGGTCGCATTGCGAAAACGATTTGTCAAATCCGTCTACCTTCCGAAAATCGGCCGTTTTGTTTTTGTGGCAAATGTGGTGCGCGGCAGATTTGAAGGATGGACCTATTTCAAGGCTAGAAAAAAATCAGATATTAACTCTGTGCGGTATGGGAGACTGCTCTACGCACGAGATGAAAATATCGAGGCTGGTCAGAAGTAGCCTGCTGGCCACCCAGTGATGTTTATAGGAGGCTACTTCTCCAAACATCACCTTCGCTGGAATTCATATAACAATTTCTGCTGATGCATTCAACCCCCTCCCCAAGCGATCCTGATTTTAAGGCCCGTGTGGGGCCTCTGTCGGCTTGAGGGGTATCGTTCCACCTAAATCACTGCAGCGGCGAAATTTGACCGTTTAACACCCCTTTAACGGCGACGTTGCATGGGCGGGCGATCTGCGTTTGTCGGAATGTCGGATAAATGGCGCTGGCCGGAAGGACTTCCGGGCAGTCTGCGGACCGTGCTCCCGCCATACTCACCCACGAACAGTACGGCTGCAACCTCTTTTTATCGGGTGATATTTTGGCGGAGCGTATCGCACATTTTATTGTCGAGCTGAAGGCGGGATCGGACCACCAGTGGGTCCACCTGATGCCCGCCGGTGAGTTTCGCGCTCACGAGTTTGACGGCCGCGCCGGCTGGACGCTGACCTCGGCCGAGAAGGTTATCGAGAAAAGCCTGTCTTTGGGCCGCGATATCGTCATCGACTTCGAGCACCAGACCGATAAAGCGGCCGCGAATGGCCAGCCTGCGCCTGCCGCTGGCTGGATCAAGCAGCTCGAGGCGCGTAGCGATGGCATCTGGGGCCGTGTCGAATGGACGGCGCGCGCCGCAGAGATGCTCAAGAACCGCGAGTACCGATACATCAGCCCGACATTCGCGCACTCTAAATCCGGTGAGGTCCTGGCGATCCTGCGCGCTGGTCTCACTAATGATCCGGCCCTATCACTCACCGCACTTGCATCTAGCGAATATGGAGATCGAGAAAACATGGAAGAGTTTCTGAAAACTCTGGCGGCCGCCCTTGGCCTGCCAGAGGACAAGGCAACGGACGTTGCGGTCTGTGCCGCGATTAAGTCCCTGGCGGAACAGGCCAAGAGCGGATCGGCCGCTGTCGCGCGGCTCGCTGAGGCAGCTGGTCTTGAAAAGGCGGCAAAGGTCGACGACATCGTGGCCGCCATCGCCGATATCGCCAAAGCAAAGGCCGAGGCCAATACGGCCGACCCGGCGAAATATGTCAGCATCGACCAGTTCAAGACGGTGGCTGCGTCGCTGAAGGATCTCCAGGACAAGGTCAATCTGGAGACGGCCACCGCCACAGTTGATGCCGCCGTGAAGGCTGGCAAGGTTCCGCCCGCGATGAAGGAATGGGCGCTCGGTTATGCAAAGTCGGATCCGGCAGGCTTCGCCAGCTACATCGAAAACGCGCCAGTGCTCGCGGGCGAGTTCCAGCTTTCTGCCCAGGTTGACACAGCGACCGGCCTTACGTCCGCCGAATTGGCGGTCGCGAAGGCGATGAATTTGACGGCGGAAGAATTCGCCAAGTCCAAAAAAGGAGCCGCCGCATGACTGCACTCACCAATGGCCGTCCGATTGAAGAGCGGGCGGGAATTCTGTTCACGGATCCTGTCGCCGCCGCGAAGAAAATCTACGCGGGCGCGCTTGTCTGCCTGGACGCAAGCGGCAATGCAACACCTGGTGCTGTCTCCGCGACGCTGAAGGCGCGAGGTGTCGCGCGGGAAACGGTCGACAACAGCGCGGGCGGTGCAGGTGCAGCCACCGTCACGACCGCAAAGGGCATCTTTCCATTCGCGAATTCCGCGGACACCGATGAGATCACTCGCGCCGACATTGGCGGCACGGCTTACATCGTCGATGACCAGACAGTCGCAAAAACACATGCGACGAATGCCCGGTCGGCCGCAGGCAAAATCATGGACATCGACGAGTACGGTGTCTGGGTCAAGATCGATTAAAGGATCGTTTAAATGATTATCAACGGACAAAATCTCCGCACCCTCAATGTCGGATTTAACGCATCGTTCCAGCGCGGCTTTGATGCGCCGGAGGTCTACTGGCAACACATCGCGACCCAGGTCAACTCCACCACGGCCAGCAACGAGTATGGCTGGCTCGGCAACATTCCGGGCTTTCGTGAATGGTTTGGTGATCGCGTCATTCATCAGATCTCGGCGCATGGTTATGCCATCAAGAACCGCAAGTTCGAGCTGACCGTTGGCGTGGCGGCGGACGACATCAAGGACGACAATATCGGCATTTACTCACCGCTCATGGAGGAGATGGGACGGCAGGCTAAAATTCATCCCGACCAGATGGTGTTTGAAGCATTGCTAGGTGGCTTCGACACCGCGTGTTTCGACGGGCAGTATTTTTTCGACACTGATCATCCTGTTGGCCTCGGCAGCAGCAAGGACAGCGTTTCCAACTTTGTCACCGGGTCCGGTTCGCCCTGGTTCCTGATGGATACCAGCCGCGCGCTGAAGCCGCTCATCTATCAGAAGCGCGAGGATTACAACTTCGTCGCCAAAGATAATCCGGATGATGAGAATGTCTTTCACAAAGACCAGCTGCTCTACGGCTCCAGCGGCCGCGGCGCAGTTGGCTATGGCTTCTGGCAGCTCGCCGTCGGCGTGAAGGATACGCTTGACGCGGAGGGCTTCCGCGAGGCGCGCAACATGATGCGAGCTTTCAAGAATGATGCCGGCGTCCCGCTCGGGATCAACCCCAAGACCCTGATTGTCGGTGCAGGCAACGCGGACGCCGCGCGCGATGTCCTCCTGCGCGACCGCATTGACGGGTCGAGCAATCCGGACTTCAAGCTCGCCGAAATCGTCGAAGTCCCGTGGCTGGATTAAGAGGAAAAATCTGATGGCCGATACACCCAAAACCAAGCCCGAGGCAACGGCGCCTGATCCAAAAGGGCGGACGCCCGCCCTCATCATCCGCGCCGTTAAGGATGGGTTCCGCCGTTGCGGCATGGCCCATCCGAACGAGGATGTCGAGCATCCTGCGGGGACATTTACGGAGGCGCAGCTGGCGGCGCTGATGGCGGAGCCTGGCCTCATGGTCACCGTTATTACAGACCCGTCCACCAAAAAATAATTCCAGCGCAATGATCCTGCCGTCGCGGTGCGGTGCGGCGTGTATGCCAGGGGAGCGCAACATAGGGTCAGCCACCGCATATGGCTGACCCGTTTTTTAGAGGTCTTTAAGTGGCATATATCACGGCTCAAAATCTGAAAGATGCATTTGGCGCTTACGTCATCGAGCAGCTCGCCGACCGTGACAATGATGGCGATGCGGTCAAGATGACCGCCGCGATCGACGATGCCATTGCCCTTGCCGAGGCCGAGATCAATGCATATCTGGCACCGGTTTATCCGCTGCCCTTTGCGACGACGCCGCCGATTGTCGCGCGGCTCGCCCTCGACCTTGCCCGCTACCAGCTCTCCACCGTCAACCCGACCGATGATGTCCGCGCCCGCTATAAGGATGCCATCGCGCTGCTCGAGAAATTTGCCAGTGGCGTTGCCGATCTCGACCTCACGCGGGAGAGCACGAACCCTGCCGTCGTCGCCCCTCCCCGCGTTTTCGGGCGCACCGAGATGAAGGGGTTTTAACATGGTTGCGACGATTGAATTTCGCCCTGCCGCCGCCGACAAGATCGCCGCTGCATTCCGCGAGATCGGTCGTGCGGATACCACACCGCTCATGCAGGAGATCGGCGAAGAGCTCCGCACGTCGGTCGACTTCCGCTTTGAGAATGAGGAGGATCCCGACGGGAACGCCTGGCTGCCGATCTCTCGTGACGGGCCGATCCTGCAGAAAAGCGCGCGGCTGCGTCGATCCATCACCTATAAGGCGACCCGCCGTAAAGTTCGGGTCGGCACGAACGTTATCTATGCTGGCGTGCACCAATATGGCGCGGTGATCAAGCCGAAAAGCGCCGCTCGTCTGGCGTTCAAAATTGGCGACCGGATGATCTTCGCGAAACAGGTCACCATTCCCGCCCGGCCCTATCTCGGCTTCAGCCAGGATGATTTCGAGGCCATTCGCGAAATCGCGATGGACTTCCTGCGGCGACGGCTGGAGGTGCTGCCATGAGCGCCGCCGCCGGATGGATCACAGATATCGAGAAGGGGATCATTGACCTCGCCGCCGCCGCTTTTACCCGCGATGGCAAGTCGGCGCTCAAAACCGTTGGCTCGTTACCAGGCGAATTCACGGCGGAGAGCGTGGCGCAAATGCGGATCGAGACACCGGCGCTTTACGTCCTGTTCCTCGGCGGGCGTCTGACACAAGGCATGGATGACCGCATTGATACGAGCTGGGCGCTTTATGCCGTTACCTCTCACCAGGGCGGCCAGGTACAGCGCCGGCATGGGGACACGCGAGAGATCGGCGCTTATGAAATTGTCAGTGTGGCCGTCGCGGCGCTCAATGGCGTGACTGTCGCCGGCTGCGGACCCTTCCGGATCGCACAAGTTGAAAACCTTTTTACCGGTCAGCTGATGAAGCGCGCGATTGCGGCATATGCCGCGACTTTTACGCTGCCCGTCGATGTCCCTGGCACGCTCGATCCCGAAACCGACCTGGCTGATTTCAACATTTACCATTCCGACTGGACGGACGAGGCGGACGATCTGCCGCTCCCGCCCGGCGACCATCCTGTCAACCACATCGACTTGAGAGAGAGCGAATGAAACAGACGATCCATGTCGTCCCCGCAGCGGGACTTAAAGTCATCAACCCCGACAAGCCTCTCGGCGCAGCGGATGTGTACCTGCCGCCGGAAGGGGCTGTCGTCGAGACTAGTGCGTACTGGCTGCGCCGGGTCAAGGACGGCGACGTCACATTGAAATCGCCGGCAAAGTCCGGGCAGAAAAAAGGAGCTGATGCATGAGCATGATTGCTTTCAACCAGGTGCCGGTCGATCTTCGCCGCCCCGGTCAGTACATTGAATATGACAACCGCCGTGCGGTCCGCGGGCTTGTCGGCATGCCGCGCAAGATCCTCATGATCGGCCAGATGCTTTCCACCGCGACGGTTGCCGAGGCGACGCCTGTCCCGGTCACCGACCCGGCCGGTGCCGCCGTCGCCTTCGGTTACGGCAGCATGCTGCATCAGATGGCAATTCGCCTCCGTGATGCCAACAACTATCACCAGCTCGTCTGCATGGGGCTGGCGGACGCATCTGCCGGAACTGCCGCATCCGGGGACATCAGCTTTACAGCAACCTCGGTTAAGGCCGGCACGCTCAATCTCTGGATCGGTGGCCGGCGGATCCGCGTCGGCGTCAAGACCGGGGACGCGGCCACCGTCATTGCTACAGCCGTTGCAGCTGCCATCAATGGCGATGGCATGCTGCCGGTGACAGCTGCAGTCGACGGAGAAGATGCCTTTAAGGTCAACCTGACCGCCCGGCATAAGGGCGAGCTTGGCAACTCTATCGATGTCCGGATCAACTATTATGATGACGAGTTCCGCCCGCTCGGCCTCACAGTGGCGATCACCGCCATGTCCGGCGGCACGGGTAATCCGGAGATTGACAGCGTCATCGCGGCGATGGGGCCGACCTGGTACACCGATATCATCACGCCCTATACCGACGCCACCAATCTAGCGGCGCTGGAGGCGGAGCTCGAGGATCGCTTCGGCCCGATGGAGATGCAGGATGGGATCGCCTATTCGGCGAGGGCCGGGACGCATGGCGCTCTCTCCACCTTTGGCGATGGCCGCAACAGCCCGAGCGTGACAATCATCGGCATCAATGGTTGCCCGACACCGCCTTGGGAGATCGCCGCCGCCTACGGCGGGGTCATCAGCTTCAATGCTGCGATTGATCCCGCCCGTGATTATCAGACACTGCGCCTGCCGGGCGTGCTGGCTCCGGCGACCGATGCGCAGTTTACCGATATGGAGCAGGAGCTGCTGCTCTATGAGGGCATCACGCCAACTTACTGCGTCGGCAGTGACGTGCATATCACACGGGCGATCACGACCTACCAGGTCAACGCGCAAGGGCTGGAGGATACGTCCTATCTCCGGCTCGTGACGATGACGCTCCTCGCATATCTCCGCTATTCGGAGCGCCACACAATCGCGACGACCTTCCCGCGCTTCAAGCTGGCTGACAACGGCACTCGACCGTCAGCCAACGTGATCACCCCGGACGGGATCCGCAACGAGCTGATCTCACTCTACAAGAAGTGGGAGGGCGCGGGCCTCGTGCATCAGGTCGACGAGTTTATCGAGGAGCTCCGCGTCGAGCGGGATCCGAATAATCCCGACCGCGTGAACGTTCTGAACCCGGCGAAGCTGATCGGCAACTTCCTGATCTACGCCAGCAAAATCCAGTACAGCCTCTAAGGATCTGCCATGAGCAAACAGTTTACGGGCCGCGCCCATATCGCTATCGCCGGGAAAGAGTGGGCATCCTCACTCGGCGCCACCTGCACTTTCCCTGGCGTCCGGAGGACAGAAGAAGAAACCGACCGCGGCAGCGGCTACAAAGAGCAGCTGGTTTCCGGCAAGATCAGCGCAACATTCCGCTTTGGCAAGGGCGACAGTCTCAAGGAATTGGCTGAGCTGCCACCGGCTACGGTTACGTTCACCTGTGACACCGGGCAGGTCTATATCTTCTCTGATGCCGTCCGCCTGGGTGATCCGCCGACGCTCAACTCCGATGGCGGCACCGTCGACATGGAGTTTATGAGCAATGATGTCGAGGAGGTTAAGGGTTGATCCAGACGGCGGTCATCAAGCTCGCCGGCGGCATCAGCGCGGGCAAACATTCCTTCACTGAATTCACGGTTCGGGAAGCGCTGGACCGGGACGAAGAGGACGTCATCAAGACGCATGGCAAGAAGTCCGGCCTCGCGCTCGAGCTGGCGCTCGTCGCCCGGCGCGTCACCAAATATGCGGGTACGGACGGCCCGATGTCTGCCGATCTGCTCTCGATGCTGACCGACACCGACTGGCTGCTCGTTGTCGAACAGATCAGCGCCTTTGATGAGCGCCTTCGCGCCGATGCACTCGCGAAAATCGACGTCGACGGATCGGCGGCCATCGACATGGTGAGCGGCCTCACCGTTGACGGCGCGGCCGTTACCCGTTTCGTGATCCGCGAGACGACGCTGAAAGACCTGCTCGCGGCGCAGGAGGAAACAAACAGTGCGGAAGGCGGCGACTTCACCCGCGCGGCGCTCGCCCGGCGCATCGTCAAATTTGGAGACCGCGAAGGCGCGCCGGACCCCGCAGTCTTTCGTGATCTCACCCTGACCGACGGCTGGCTGATCCGCCTGCAGGTGGAGAAATTTGATAACCGCCTCCTCGCTGATGCAATGGCGGAGATCGGGCTGCCGGCGGGGCGAGAATAATCCCGCCGATCCGCATGAGGACCGGCGGGGAGTAATAAAAATGGTCGTCATGATCAGCCGATTTACCGGCTGGGGCCGGGATGAGGTCCTGAATATCGGCCTCCGAGAAGCGGCAATGATCCTGAAATTGGCAAAGGATGAAAGCGAAATAAATGGTCACCACCAACGTTGATATGCTCCTGAACCTGCGCGGCAATGTCGCCCGCGAAGCGCGCCGGAATGAGATGGCGCTCGCAGGTATGGCCAAGCGCAGCAGCGTTGCCATGGGCCGGATGAATGGCACGCTGCGGGCAACGAGCAAAGGGCTCGATGCCCTCGGTAATCGCTATAGCGCCATCCTCTCCGGCGCGGCGGCGGCCGGGGCCATCAAATATATCGCTAGCCTCGAGAAGCGGTATGAGATGCTGGGCATCGCGGCCGGGCGAACGTCAAAACAAATGATCGAACTGCGCGAACAGATTTTTGAGACGGCCCGCGCGCCTGATATCCGCATCGGCGAAGGCGAGCTGTTTGCGGCTGTCGACGAAATCTACAAAAAGACCGGCGATCTGGAGGCCGTCACCAAAAACATGCAGACCCTCGCCCGGCTGATCCGCGCGAGCGGTGCTACCGGCGCGGCGGCCGGTGCACTCGGCGCGGGTCTGATCGAGACGATGGGCATTCGTGATCCAAAGGCGTTTGAAGCAGCGGTTGACACTTTGTTAGTCCAAGGCCAGGCGGGCGGCTTTGAGCTTGATGACCTGGCCGCATTGGGGCCGCGTATCATTTCAATGATGGCGGGAACGGGCAATGTCGGGGTTGGTGGTGCGCGGGAGTTGGGCGCACTCATGCAGATGTCAATGAGAAGTACCGGTACGCCCGAGATGGCCGCAACAGCGTTCGAACGCTATGCAGGTAGTTTGCTGGATGGGGAGATCATCAAAAAGCTAGAGGGCGTTGGGCTCAAAATTTTCGAGGATGATGATCCCGACAAGATGCGCAGCTTGGTTGATATCACCAAGGAACTGATGACGCTATCGGGCGGGGACGAACTCAAACTCGGCCAGGTCTTCGATATCCAGGCCATGCGGGCGATCAGAGATATTGCCCGTGAGTACAGAGATACCAAGGATTTTAAAACACTCGACAGTTTTCTGGCCGTTGGCGGCGACGGATCGAAGTTGATGGAGGATGCCACGCGCGCGGCCCAGACAATGGACGCGGCGCTTACAAGCCTCTCATCAACAATCCAGAACCTCGCCGATAAAAACCTGTCCGGTCCAATCAAGGGTCTCGCAGATGCCATTAATGCTCTGGATCCTGATCGGCTCGACACGATTTTTAAAACGCTGATCGGCATCGCCGGCGCGGTAGGTGGCCTTGTCATAATAAACAAGCTGATCAAGGGCGGCATGGGCATTGTCGGCATGGCGAAGGGAATGAGATCCGGCGGCCTCGCTGGTGCGGTCGGGGCCGTTGGTGTGCAGAAGGTCTTTGTCGTCAATATGGGGATGGGCGGCATGGGCGGCGGCATGGGTAATCCCCGCCGCGGCGGCGTTGCCGCTGGTGCGGCGGGTGCCGCTGCGGCTGCCGGCACGACCGGCGGGCTCGCTTCACGGCTCACATCGCTGTTCAAGGGCGGTTCTGTAAGTGGCCTTAAAGGGCTTTTTACGCGTGTGCCGGTCCTCGGCGCGTTGATCGCCGGAGCGGCGATCAGCGGGACTGCTTTGGCGGATGATCTCACGGGCGCGGAAAAAGCCCGAGGCATAGGCGGTGACCTCGGTGCACTCGGCGGGGCGCTCGGCGGCAGCGCCCTCGGGGCATCCATCGGTAGCGTGGTGCCGGGCCTCGGCACCCTGCTCGGCGGCATTGTCGGCGGGGTGCTGGGCGGCTTTGGCGGTCAGTTCAGCGGCGAGCAGATCGCCGAGCTGTTGACCGAGCTGATCGACGTCACCAAAGAAAACGGCGAGGTCAACGTTGATGTTGCGGTCAATCCGAACGCCGGCGGCCCGGTTGTCCGAGCGACAGCCGCGCGGCGCGCGCGGCGCGGCACAAATGTGCATGCCGGCCCGCCGATGGAAGCTGGAGGCTGGTGAATGAGCTGGCTCTCTCAACTTCGGCCCGGTAGCTTTCGGGGCATCCCGTTTCACTCCCTGACCCATCGCGTCTCCGGTGGCCGGCGCGGTGTGCATCATGAGTTTCCCGGCAGCGACCAGGGCGAGATTGAAACCTTCGGCCTTGCCGACAAGAAGTTCACTTTCGATCTTGTCCTCTTCGGCGACGACATGCGCTTGCGCAATGCCATGTGGGCGGCGCTCGATGCGGCCGGCGCGGGCGAGTTGATCCATCCCTTTGTCGGCACCGTTCTGGTCGAGGTTGATCCGGAAGAGCGCTGGACGCTTGCGGAGAGTGCCGGCGAGGGTCGCAAATCCGTCTTCACCGTCACCTTCGTGAAGAGCGCGCCAATTGTCCGCCCGACCGTGCGAACAGATACGCGCCGCACCGTCCTGATATCGAGCGAAGAGGCGCGCCAGGCGGCGCTCGATCTCTTTCAGGAGCGTTACGCCGCGCGCGGTCGCCCCGGCTTTGTCGCCGCAGCGAGCGAGGGATTGGTTGGCTCCCTCCTCACCCAGATAGAGGGAGCCATGAGCTCTCTCCGCCTGGTCACCAGCGAAATCAATGCGTCAAAATCGCAAGTTATCGGCACCCGCAAGCGGGTCTCGACGCTCGTCTATGAGCCGACCGCGCTGGGTGCCGCCCTGCAGGGCGCGCTGACCCTCGGCGGGGCGGCGCTGAGCAATCCTCTTGGCACCCTCGGCGCGCTCGGCCTGATCCTTGATGGCTGGCGCGCGACATTACGTCCTGTCCCGAACTCAAACGGCGCGATGGCAACAGCGTCCCGCCGGGCGGAGGCGGACAATCAGACGGCGTTGGAGGGGCTGGTTACCACAACTGCCGCCGCACTGAAAGCCGATGCCCTGGTCACTGCGGATTTTGACAGCTATGAGGAGGCGACCGCCGCCCTCGCCGACGCGCTCGATCTGATCGATGAGGCGGCCGCCGCCGCGTCCGATCCGGTCTTTGCGGCGCTCGAGGATCTCCGCGCCAAGCTGGTGACTGATACGCGGCAGCGGTCCATCGACCTTGCCCGGCTGGTCCGCGTCAGCATCAACCGGACGCGGCCTGCGCTGGCCGTTGCCTACGATCTGTTCGAGGATCTTGACAAGGCCGACGATCTGATCTCCCGCAACGCCTTGAAGCATCCGAATTTCGTACCCGCTGGCCGGCCTTTGGAGGTGCTCTCCAATGTCTGATGTCGCGCTCAAAATCGACAATCTCATCTATGGCGGATGGACGGAAAGCCGCGTCGAGATGGCTATAGGCGAGATTGCCAGTACGTTCGAGCTGACACTCTCGGCGCATTGGGGCCAGCGTCGCGGCCGCCCGGCGATCATGGATAACTCTGCGGTGCAGATCCTCATCGACGACGAGTTGGTGATCGACGGCTGGATCGATGAGTTGCGGACCAGCTACGATCACGAGACGGCCACCACCACCATCACCGGCCGCTCGCGGACGGCCGATCTCGTGGACTGCAGCGCCGGGGCAAAAATCAGCGAATGGAAAGACCGGACGCTCCTCCAGATCGCCGCGGATATCGGCCGGGAGTTCGGCGTCACCGTCCGCGCCCTCACAGATGTCGGCGAACCATTTGCCAAGGTCGATGTGTCGCAAGGTGAAAGCGCCGGCGACTTTTTGCAGCGGCTCTGCGCCGCGCGTGCAGTCTTCCCGATGGCGGATGTACACGGCAATCTAACGCTGGTCCGTGCCGGCGAGGAGCTGCAGGGCGCGCTGGTGCTGGGCAAAAACATCAAGGCGATGTCCGGCACCAGTTCCTCGCGTGGCCGGTTCAGCCCGGTCATCGTTAAGGGAGATGGCATGGGCAATATCTGGGCTGATCCTGATGCGACCGCGAGCAGCGATGCCCGGGCGACGGACGTCAACGTGGCAAGATATCGTCCGAAAATCATCATCTCGGAGACCAGCGGCGATGCGAAAAGTTTCGCGGATCGCGCGCAGTTTGAAGTCAATGTCCGCGCCGGCAAGGCCAAGTCATACGAGTATACGCTCACCGGCTGGCGCACGGGCGGGGCGACCGGCCCGCTTTGGCAACCCAACAAGCTGGTGACGGTCGATGATCCGGAGGCCGGGATCGACACGACGATGCTGGTCGAGCGGGTGGTATTTACAAAAAACGAGGAAGGGACATTGACCCAGCTGAGCGTCGTTCCGCCGGCTGCTTATGACCTGATCCCCGTTCCGCTCGATCAGGGCACGGAGGGGGCGCTCTCATGGTAGAGGATCTGATCCGGAAGGTCAGCAGCAAATTGCGGCTCCAGCTCCAGCTCCTCGTCGGCCGGGCGGTGCTGAAGGCGATCAGCCACACAGAAGGAAAACAGTATCTGAAGGCAACCCTGCTCGCCGGCGAGACTCACGACGGGCTGGAGCAGTTTCAGGAATATGGCCTATATTCCGTGCCACTTCCCGGCTGCGAGGCCGTCTTTGTTGCCGTCGGCGGCAAGCGCAACGCGGCCATCTGTATCGCCACCTCCGACATGCGCTATGAGCCGAAGGACAAGGAGGCCGGCGAAGTCGGCGTCAGCCATTATACCGGCAAGCTATTTCGGCATCGCAAAAGCCAGACCGAGCTCAACAGCGAAAAACTTGTGGTCGAGGTGGGCGAGATGATTGTCACCGCAGGATCGCTGGTCATCAACAGCGATGATATCCGGCTCGGTGGCGCGGACGGGCAGCCTGTCGCACGCGTCGGCGATATGGTCCGCATCGGCGGCGGCAGCTCGGCGGGCGACTGGCCGATCATCTCCGGGTCAGACACAGTGAGGTCCGCATGAGTGATCTGCTCGCCAGTTTCGATCCGGCCATGCTCGGGATTGATTTCAGCGTCACCGGCGGCGACCTCGCCCGCGATGACGGCGTCGTCTCGGCCGTCCTGATATCGCTTTTTACCGACCGACGGGCGCTCCCCACCGACGAAATCCCGGATGGCAGCGGCAACCGGCGCGGCTGGTGGGGCGATCTGCTCAATGATGATCCCGCCGACCGCATCGGCTCGCGGCTCTGGACGCTCGACCGGCTGAAAGTCACCCCTGAAAACCTCCGCCGCACACAGGAAATCGCCGAGGAGGCGCTGGCATGGATGATCACTGACAAGGTGGTCACAGAGGTCAATGTGGAGGCAATCGAGATCCCGCCGCGTGCCGCTGGCGCATCCCCCACTCTCGGCCTGATCGTGACACTCCAGCGGGCCGATCAGCCGCTTGAATTTCGTTTTAACCAGCTCTGGAAGGAGGACGCATAATGCCCGCGCCGCGCCCGACAATTGCCGATCTCGATGAACGTCTGCGCACGACCCTGGCTTCCCGCCTCGAGGGGACGGACCCGCTGCTGCGCAAAAGTTATGTCGCCACAATCGGCCGCGCCGTCGCCGGCCTTGCGCATGGGCTCTATGGCCGGATTGAATATGCCGAACGGCAGCTCTTTCCCGCCACGGCCGATGAGGATGCCCTGCTCGAGCTGCATGCCCCGCTGCGCGGTATCCCGCGCAAGGCGGGCGAGGAGGCTGTCGGTATGGTAAGTGTCGCCGGCGCGGACGGAGCTGTCATCCCGGAAGGGCGCGTCCTTACCCGTAGTGACGGGATGGCTTTCGAGGTCCAGACGGAAACCGCCATCGCCGGCGGCAGCGCGAGCGTCCCTGTTCGGGCCGTCGATCCGACGGCGGCGGCGAACACGCCCGCCGGAGCCAGTCTCTCGTTCATCTCGCCGCTTGCCAATGTCGCGAGCTCCGGCACTGTCCTTGCTCCAGGCATCACCGGCGGCAGTGATGTCGAGCCGATTGAGCGGCTCCGCGAGCGGGTCGTCGCCCGCTGGCGCCGGCCGGCGCAAGGGGGAGCGCTGCATGACTACATCGCCTGGGCGCTGGAAGTCGCCGGCGTTACCCGCGTCTGGCCGGTCCGCGAGGCAGGCGGCTCGGTGACCGTGCGCTATGTCACCGATGACGAGGCGGACATCATCCCCTCTCCGGCTCATGTCGCGCTGGTGCAGGCGCATTTGGAGAGCGTTCGGCCGATCACGGCCGAGGTGATCGCCCTTGCCCCCGTCGCAACGCCACTCGATTTCGAGATCCAACTCGCCCCCAACACGCCCACAGTACAGGCGGCGGTGACGGCCGAGCTCAACGACCTGATGACGCGGCTCGCGGCACCGGGGGCAACACTGCTGATCAGCAAGATCCGCGAGGCGGTGTCCATCGCGGCCGGCGAAGGCAACAATGTCGTCGTCGCCCCGGCCGCTGACGTCAGTCACGCGGCTGGCGAGATCGCGACGCTCGGCAGCATCGCCTTTGCGGAGATCGAGTGATGGCGAGCGAAACTGAAATCGCCCGCCAGGTGAATGCGCTGCGCGAGCTGCTGCCGGGCGGCCTCGCCTGGCCGCGCGAGCGCAATACCGTCCTGATGAGCCTGGTCGAAGGGCTCGCGGTAGAGTTCGCCAATATCGAGGAGCGCATTGCTCAGCTGGAGCGAGAAGCGGATCCACGTGAAGCATCCATTCTGATCGACGACTGGGAAATCGCGCTCGGCCTGCCGGATGATTGCGTCACCTACGCCCCGGTGTTTCAGGAGCGCCGTGCGGCCATCCTGCAACGGTATCTCTCCACAGGGGGGCAAAGCAGGTCCTTCTTTGAGGGGCTCGCCGAGGATCTCGGCTATCCCGTCACCATTACCGAATGCAAGCCGCTGTGCTGCGGCGATTTCCTTGTCGATCCACTCGGCGGCGGCCCTGCACAGCGGCACTATTGGTTTGTGACGGTGCATGAGCCGCGCGTCACCTATGCCCGAACGGGGGCCAGTAACTGCGGAGATTTTCTCGCCACTCTGCGCCAGGCGGAGGATCTGGAATGCCTGTTTCAGCAGCTCAAGCCCGCCCACACCATCCTGACATTTTTCTATGAGGAAACCGAATGAAATACGTGCCGCCGCTCGATGCGTCGGGGACCGAGGATGCCTTCGAAAACCCGAACAGCAACAACCCCAAAGGCTCGCAGATCCCGGCAGAGTTTTTCAACGTCGTCCAGACCGAGATCCTGAACGCCATCGAAAATGCCGGACTGGAACCGGACGACGGCGATCTTGCCCAGCTCTCAAAGGCAATCCAGAAGGGGCGGGCAATGGATATCGCTTTCATGGCCGGCGTCGCATCGGACGGATCCGGGCGGGACCTCGCCGTGCAGGAATATGGCCGCCTCGTCCTCGCTCGCCCGATCCGGATCGATGGCTTCTATGCGCATGCTGCGGTAGCGCCGACCGGCGCAGCCGTGATTGTCGACATTGAAAAAAACGGCGCGTCGATTTTTGGCACCAAGCCGCGCATTGCCGCGACCGACAATGTGCATACGGCCGGCACATTCGCGGGCGGAGCGGCCTATGTCGACGCGGTGGCGGGCGACGTGCTCGTGTTCAAGGTGACGCAAATCGGCAGCACCATTGCCGGGCAAAAGCTGACAACAACCATCCGCGCAAGCGGGATTTAAGGAGGGGTAAATGGCTCTTTACATGCAGATTAAAAACGGCGCTCCTGCGGGTTTGCCGCTCACCCGCCCGGCTGTCATCCCCTATACCGACCCGGGGAGCGGAGAAGTCACGACGATCCGTACGAACGGGCTTGATGACGCGGCGCTGCTCGCGCTCGGCGGTTATGCGCGGCTTGATCCTGCCTTTGCCCTCGGTGTGCATGAGGTTTATGTCCCCGGCGGCACGCTCGATGCGGAGACAGGGCTTGCAACGCCCGCCACCTCGACGCTGAGCGTGGAAGCGGTGCAGGCGAAGGCTATCGCCCGCATCCGGCATATTGCGGACGATATCCGCGCGCAAACGGCCGACGCCGGCCCATTCGAGATTGCCGCCTGGCCGGTGAAGGCGGAGCGGTCGCGGCGCTATCTTGCCGGGGTGGCGACAGAGGAAGATGAGGCGATCATTGCGGCGGAAGCGACCGCACGCGGCCTCGGTGAAAGCATCACCGATCTGGCGGAGCTGCAGCAGTCCAAGGCCCTGATGCTGGCAACCGTCGTCTCGGTTATCGACGGCACTATAAAACAGGCGGAGGACGCCGTCTCCACCGCCGCCGATGCCGCCGCTGTTGCGGCCGCGGTCACCAGCTTCACCACTGCCCTGACATCGGCTTTAGAGGCGCTGCAGGAGGGGGAATGACATGGGTTTCCTAAGCCCGCAGAACATCAGTAACAGCTGGCGCGGTCAGTCAATCCAGTTGCAGCTCAGCGTGGATGACTACAACGTCAACCTCTTTGAGCTTGCGCAGGAGCAGCCGAATTTTATTCCCGGCCTGCCCGCCTTTGTGACGGTTATCGTGGAGAGCGGCGTCATCATCGGCTCGGAAAGCACGGCGCTCAAAGCGCTGCGCACCGGCGTCTTCGCGGCCGGCAGCCTGATCCATCTGACCGTCGATGGCCGGATCCAGGGCATGGGCGGGGCTGGGGGGAAAGGCTCCAATTCCGAGCAGAACGGCGGCTCTGCCGGCCTGCCGGGCGGCGACGCGCTTCATATCGAAACGCCAACCATCCTCGACTATGCGGCGGGGCAAATCTGGGGCGGCGGCGGTGGTGGCGGCGGCGGGCGGCATTACCGTGTTTATATGGGCGCGGGCGGCGGCGGCGGCGGGGCGGGCTCGTTGCCGGGCGCGGGCGGTGCACATGGCGGCGATATCAATGGCGGGAACAATGGTAGCCCGGGCACATCCATCGCCGGCGGTGAGGGCGGCGCGTTGCATACAGCCGGCGGCAAGGGCGGGGATCCGGGCGAGCCGGGCGATCCCGGCAGCACATACGCGACCGGTCAACCTGCCTACGCGGGCGGGGCGGCGGGCGCGGCAATCACAGCGACAGCAGCGCTTTCGATCATCGGCTATGGCGATCTGCGCGGTCCGGCGGCTTTCGCAGCGTATCCGGTCTCGGCAGTGATCGGCGACGGTTCGCCGGATACGCTGACGGTGATTTTCAGCAAGAGTATCACCAGCGGCTGGTTCATTACCGGCGTGTCAATCACTATTGACGATGTGCCCGTAACCGGGCTTGCGGCATCGCCGGCGGACGGTTCGAGCGATACGCTCGTTTTCACGTTTAACGAGGAGGTCGAGGCCGGGCAAGAGGTTCGCTGGTCTTACAATTCCGGCCCCGGCGACTGGCTCGATGCCGATGGATTTAATGTCCCGTCCATCTCGGGCGCACTCGTTACAAACAACGTGGCTCCGCCCGAGGTCGCTCCACCGGTGATTACAGTCCATCCGGGCAGTCAGTCGGTGGTGGAAGGTGACGACGTGAATTTTGTGGTCGTCGCGACCGGCGCGACCGGCTATCAATGGCGGCTCGACGGAACGCCGATCAGCGGCGAGACCTCCTCGACCCTGACGCTTGAGGATGTCGCGCTCGCACTCGACGGCGCTGAGATCGATTGTGTCGTCAGCAACAGCGACGGCTCGGTCATTTCGGACGCGGCAATCCTGACCGTCAATGAATTCGTTCCGGTCCTTCCTGTCATCACCGTGCAGCCGTCAAATCAGACAGTGACGGAAGGGGCGAACGCGACCTTCTCGGTCACGGCCACGGGCGCGACCGGCTACCAGTGGCGGCTCGACGAGGCGCCGATTCCCGGCGCGACATCATCGACGCTCATCCTCGAAGCGGTGACGCTGGGTGACGATGGTGCGGAGATCGATTGCGTCGTCAGCAATGAGGATGGATCGGTCACCTCTAATGCCGCGACACTGACGGTCAGCGCAGTCGTCCTCAATCCTCCCGTGATCACCGTGCAGCCCATAAATCAGAGCGTGACGGAGGGGGAAAACGCTACATTTACAGTGACCGCGACGGGCGCGGACAGCTATCAATGGTACATGGATGAGGTCGCGCTCGTCGGCGAGACATCGGCCAGCCTGACGCTCACGGCTGTCGAGCTGGTCGAGAGTGGATCCGAGATCTATGTTGTGGTCGCGAATAGCGATGGCGCAGTCGCCAGCAACACGGTGATATTGACCGTGACCGCAATCGTCGATCCGCCGGCGGATGCGCCGCGCTACCTCGGCGGCGATATCCTGCCGATCCCGGTGATCAAGGGCTCGGCGATGACGGCCTATGATTTCGGCCCGCGCTTTGATGATGCGACCAGCTATGCATGGGAGCCGTTTGACGCGGTGCAGGATCAGCTGCTGGATGGCCTGACGCTCAACACCTCGACCGGAATACTGTCCGGCACCCCCACGTACGCAAAACCCATCTATGGGCGAGTGAAGGCGACAAATGCTGAGGGCACCGCGATTAGCGGCCCGATCATGATCTACTCGGTTGCGCATAACAATTTTAGCTATGGCTCTGACGTAACTTATGATGGCGGCGAGACTGGCACATTTTATGTTGATGCAAGCGTCGTCAGTTCCGGCGACGGAACATCATGGGGCACTGCCTTTAAGACCATTACCGAGGCGCGCAATGCCGCCCATGCGGCGGGCGGCGTGCAGAAAATCATTGTCGCTGGCGAAACGCCGGGCGGTGACGAGATTATTTATCGGGAGAGTGTCTCACTTGGGGCAGGCGCATGGAGTGCGCTCGATATCGTGCCGCGCGGCACCTCCCGGCCAACGATCAGCGCATTTGAGATATTGACCGGATGGACGCCGTGTACGGCAGGCGATGCGGCCCGCGTCGGTCCAGACTATGCCAAGTGCTACAAGGTGGCGCTCCCCTCCGGATTTACCCACACCAATATCCCGCCGGAGGGTCTTAATCTACACGAGGCCGGGGTCCAGCTCCGCTGGGCCAGCGATAAAGCGGTTGAGGGTGACCCGGCGGCGCTCAAAGTCTTTACCGAGTACCACAGCGCCGACAGTTTCGGGACCGTGGGCGGTAAAATCAGCTCGATCACAGACGCTGATGTCCTCTCCGCCTACACTGCCGGGCAGCTCACCAATGCGCGGGTGTACTACCACCGCAACGGCAATTATTTACACGCGGGGGAGATCGCCTCTTTTGACGGGACCGATACGATCACGCTCGCGACGGCCGATCAGGACCCGCAATCGGGCAGCACTCGATTTGCCCTGTTTAACGTCCCGCTGACCGCTCCAGGGCAGTGGATGTTTGAGAGCGAGGCAGAGGGAGACGGCAGCCGATATCTCTACATCTGGCCCTATGACGCCCGCAATCTGACCGACAAAATCGAAGTCTCGGCCCGCACATTCTGCGTGGATTGGGGGGCGGTCCAGAACACAACTATTGAGGGGTTCAACATTTTCGGGGCCAGCGGATCGTTGACCCGCGAGGGTGTCTGCGCGGGCACTGTCACCAGCGCCACAAGTGGTGGCGTTCGGACCGGCAATGGCCTTAAAAACTGCGTCCTCGGCAAAAACTGGCATTCTTCGCGGGGTTATGGCGCGATCTATTTTGCCCTCAACGATGATCTAATTCTTGAGCAAAACACTATCTTGCAGACTACCGCATCATTTGGCGTGTTTACCCAGCGCTGCAATGACTGGCTCAACACAAACGCGCTCTATTTTCGGTGCGGCCAGGCCATCCACCGGTCGTTCGGCAATAATTATACCGACCCTTCCGAGCATCAGGTGCTCTATCGCGCCTATGCATTTTTTAATGGATTTGACGAACATGCCAACGCAGTCAATTTTTACGAGGGCCAGATTGATGCTATCGGCTACGCATTGCAAATTTACAGACAGTACGGTTATGTGACATGGCAAGAGGCCTCGGGTGTCTATATAGGAGAGAGCTATATCGAGCCTTCACGGCTGGATTATGTCACTGGCGGGACTGATGGCCGGGCCATTGTCGATCAGGGTGGGACGCTCCCCTCCGGCGGCGATGATGAGGTCCGCGTTTGGAACGTCACCATCCCGCCACGGCCTGATGGGACCGGCGGCTTTATGATTATCGGTTATGACGCCTCCGTTGATACGAGATTTTATAATATGATCCTCAATGGCGGCGGGGCGACGGGCGGCGCAGCGGCTCTGGCCGAGGAAAAAAACAACCTCTACACGGGTCTGCTGTCCGGTCAATCATCCGGGTCTCTCGACCCGACGGATACCCACGACAATGATCTGGCTGAGACCTATGTTGATCCGTCCAGCGGTAATTTTAATTATGTGGAGGATGGCAACGCGGGCAAGAGCGGGGCGGATATCTCGGCGATGCTCTCTACTCTGGCGGTCAAATTCCCGGAGATTGACTTTACGCGGGATATGCACGGCGACTTGATCACCAGCGATTACGTCGGCGGCGGGTATCCGGGATTTGGCGGGACGCCGGTCACCGCGCCTGAGTACACAGGCTCCGTCAGCAACCTCACGCTGACCGAAAACACGGCGATGACGCCGGTTGATTTTAGCGAGGAATTCGGCGGGGGCACTCCGACGAGTTATTCGATCTCATCAATCCCGTCGGGCCTGTCGTTCAATACCAGCTCGGGCGTGCTATCCGGCACGCCGGATGATCCTGATGACGATAAAACCGGCGTGACCGTGACGGCGACCAACTCCGCGGGCAGCGACACGACCGACCCATTCAACATAACTGTGGATGCGGCGGCGCCCCCTGTCTCAATTAATGACGTGCATTTTGACAGCAGCACGTGGTACGCATTTACTCCGCCCGCCGCATCCAAAAATTTGACCGTTGCTCTTAAAATTAGGCGCACCTCCACAGCCGAGACGACGCTGATGTCGTCCGAGGGCGCAAATAACAGCCGTCTCCGATTTGCGTCCGGCGCATCCTCCAGCCTCTATACGATTATGGAGGAGACCAGCGGCAGCCCCCACACATACACATCGGCAGGTGGCTATGCTAAAAATGCAGAGCTGGCGATCGTCGTCAGTGTGACGGATGGGACGCAAAAGGTGATGATCAACGGCGCGCTCGCCGCCAGCGGCACGGACAGCTACGCCGCCAATCTCAAGATGCTATCGTTGATCAATTCATTGACGGCGGCGGGCTCGGGCCAATCCGAGTTTGATATCATCGGACCCCTGTTTTTGGCGTCTGCCTATATCGACGCGGAGGCCAACTGGGGGTCATTTTTCGACGCAAACAATGACCCCATTTTTGGATCGACGGTCGAGAGCGTGGCGGCCGACGTATTTATCGACGAGGACGCGGCAGGCTGGAACGCTCTGCCGGGCACCACAGGAACTGTAACTGACAATTAAAGGAGCGTTTAAATGAGCATTAATGACGTGAAAAGTGAGAAATTCGGGTATGCGCACGAACTGGTCGGCCGACCCGTCGAATTTTATCAGGTCGGCCAGCGTTACGCTGGCGACGTGATCCGGTTTCAAGAGCCGGTCGGCACAGACAGCCAGAGCAATATCGCGATCGCCGATCCCGACAGCCTGAATGGCGAGCGGTATCAGCCGCTCGAGGCGACCCGCTTTAAATGAGGCGGGGGTTACGGCGTTCGCGCGCCGGAACCGGGTAGAGGACACTACCCACGACATAAGCCGCCCCGCCGCCGCTTGCGCGGCCGGGCCTGTTTAAATGAGATAGATTTGCAAAACGTTAATGAGGTAAAACCCACCCTGCCCGTCGCTCCCTACATCGGCGGAAAACGCAACCTGGCCAAAACCATCATCGCCCGAATTGATCAAATCCCCCACCAGACCTATGCCGAGCCATTCGTCGGCATGGGTGGCGTTTTCCTCCGCCGCACCCGCCAGCCCAGGGCGGAGGTGATCAATGATTACAGCCGGGACGTGGCGACATTCTTCCGGATCCTGCAGCGGCACTATGCCGCCTTTATGGATATGATGAAATTCCAGATCACCTCCCGTCGGGAATTCGAGCGCCTGGTGGACACCGATCCTGCCACACTCACAGACCTCGAGCGCGCTGCGCGGTTTTTGTACCTGCAGCGCACGGCCTTCGGCGGCAAGGTCTCGGGCAAGAATTTCGGCGTTGCTGTGGGTTATCCCGGCCGGTTCGATATCAATAAGCTCGGCCCGATGCTCGATGATCTCCACAGCCGCCTCTCCGGTGTGATTATCGAGTGCATGGGATATGATGTGTTTATCCCAAAGTACGACCGGCCTGACACCCTGTTTTACCTCGATCCGCCGTATTATGGCTGTGAGAGTGACTACGGCAAGGATGCATTTCACCGCGATGATTTCGAGCGGTTAGCGGAGATTTTAGGAGCCATTAAAGGACGATTTATCCTCTCTCTTAACGACCGCCCGGAAGTATGGTCGATCTTCGACCGCTTTCACATCGAGACTGTCGAGACCCGCTATACCATCGCCAACGGACCATCAAAAAAGGTCGGTGAGGTGATTATTTCGAACTGA